TTGTCCTCGCCCCGCCACCAAGCCCACATGTGGCGCATCATGGCACTGAAATACCGGCTCCACGAAGCGCCTTTAACCCAGTTGTTGTCGCTGTACTTCTGCGCACCAAACGCAAGCACTTGCGCAGTTTCTTCGAGCATCTCAGGGGGCAGTAAATCATACCGAGACTTGTTGTCATCAGACTTTACAAACTCGTCCTTGGGTACTTCTTCTCTCCAGTTGGGTGAGGATATACGGGACATGATATCTTTAACGGGTTTGGGTTTTACATCTAACGCCGTGGCTACTTCTTTGACGGTTGCCTTGCGGTTCCCCAATAGATATTTCCATACCTTCGCTTCTAGATTGGTCATATTCTATATCCTTCTTTGCGGCGATTGCTCACAAACCTTGTCAGGTCTTCCTTGGCATTCCAGTAACGGTTCTTCGCATTAGGAGACGCATCTCTGCGGTGTTGCGCCTCCATCCAGAAATCTACCTGCTGCTTTAAGAACCTATGTTCTTCTTGAAGAGCGGGGGACAGTTTGTCCTTACGTTCATCACCCATCACGCGGAGAACCATGAGACGCCCGGTGCCCATAGAACTACTGACGCTTTGTCTTGCGTACCCCTAGCAAACACTTGGGCCTTGGCTACGTCCCCCATGTTGTGCATACGGGTGAGCGTCTGCTGCATGTGTAAATCTTCCTCCCCTAACGCGTCGGCTAGGTCAGGTGCGCTGTGCGGGAACTGATTAGCCTCAATGTCGAAGTAACCAATAATACGGTCTTCTAACTTGGCTAACCGCACGCGGGATGTAGGTTCTATACTCCCTTGCTCCAACGCATCTGCAACGGACACACCAACAGCTTTCCACGGAGTGCTGTCGCTGCTATGGGCATTAGTAAGTAGGACTAACTCCCGCGTTTGCTCCTCAAGTATATTATGTTTTTTCACGATTTTCGAACTGATGAACACTTGCTCACCGGTATCTAAACGTATCCCAAAAGTTGTTAATGTTTCTAGCTGGGTTTCTATGTATACTTTTTCAGTAATCATTTCCGATATCCTTTATGTTCGGTTTAATTTGCCCACGATGTGAGAACTTCTTCAGTGGTGTGCATGTTTTCTTCATTCACAACCCAATCAAAACCTCCTGCAGTTTTGATGTCTTCTAGGTTCTTCTGCTGTAGCGCAGTGGTCTTACCCTTCCCCGCTTTACATTCGATGCCGAAGAACAATCCTTTATAGCAGGCAACGATGTCAGGAACGCCGCTCTTGCCGTAGCCGCCAGTGGCGGGGTAGAAGTAGTACGCACCCATCTTCTTTAGGTAGTTGGTCACTACTTTTTTAACTTTAGCTTCGGGTGTCATCGCCATTGTTTTATCCTTTGTCGTAGTAACTGGCTTCGGTAGTTTGAGTGAGGGACCGAAGCCCCTCACGGTAGTGAGTCACTACCTAATCTTGGTAGACCCAATAGGTTGACTTATCTATTCTACGCCCCACCTCCTCAACTTCTTCTGTTGGGGGAGTAGGGTCAGTCATCATTAGGACAGCGATACGTTCTTGAACCCAAGATGGCGTCTCGTTTATGGTACTGTATAGGCCCGTAACTGACGCGTCAATACATCCGATGTCAAACGACATTATTTCTACCTCATTCGTAGTAGGATGTATCGTCACGCGGTACGTTACGTTGTCAGCTTTCCCCACGCTACGCTACTCGCACTTCACATAGAACATATTGCTACCGGCTCGGTAGCCCACGCCCACCACGTATTGACCTGCGTCAACCATCGACAGCACAGAGATCGCACCCATAAGATGCTCAGGTAAGTCTTCCTGTGTGTACCTTAACATCTCTTCGGCACTACCGCGCGGGACACTAGAGTAGTTCTTCACGTTGTCGTATCCACGGAAACACTGCCTACCCCCCATCTGATACGCCTCGATAAACGTATGGTTCACGTCGGTGAGCTTCCTACCTTCTTCGTACTCGTCTCTCGCGGCGAACGTCTTGTGTAGCGTCTGCTCAAGTTCCTTGTCAACAAACACATAGTCCGACTGCAAGATGTTATTGAGTTCGTTCTGCAGTGCATTCGGCGGCGTGTTTCTTAGGCCGCTACGGTCAAAGAACCCAGTACGTAGTTCACTTGCCAATGCCCTTAGCTCCGTACCCATATTCTGTGAGGCGGTGTTTAGCTTGTGTTTGAACTCACTATGCACTAGTCGCATGGTTTGCGGCAGGGTCAACGGACGTAGGTATTTCTCTGCGTTCTTCACAGCCTTGGCTCTATGCAGGGCGCTCGACATGTGCTCCCTGTCACCCCAATTATACTTGCCGTTGGTTATGTTCGGAGAGAATACAGAGTAGCGCTTCTCACCATCGCCACCAGTCATATGGTCGGTGTAGCATATCCAACCCATCACATAGGTATCTTGTGGTCGATATACCCACAAAGACTGATGATCTTTCCGTGCCGTGCATAGGCCACGGACTTTGTCCTTCAAGTCATTCGCCATGTCCATCACGCCGATATTCTCGCTACCTGTGGACGGTGGTTCTTTGCTTAGTTCCGATACTAGTATTAGGTCTAACATAGTTGTTCTCCTGTTATTTGTTGATGAAGCCTAGTTCTGCATTGATAAACGTGTTGTAGCGTGATCGTACCTTGGCTAAGTCCTCCTTGGTCTCGACGGTCTTGACGTAGTACTCCTTAGTCCAACTCCATGTGGTGTCAGTGCAGCTTGATGCAAACTGTACCCAGAATTGTAGGCGCATGGGATGCTCTTCGTTGCGTACAATATCACGGTATCTCATACGTGACTCCCCCTTGCTACCTTGAAAGTGCTTCACCATCTCACCCAGCATGTTGTGGGCGTAATCCCGCTCCTCTAGCATTAGCAGGGGCGACACAGTCATACCCCACTCGAAGAACTTCTGGATGTCCGCTTTGAACTTAGCCTTGGTCTTCTTGTCCACACGTGGTGGTGTCGGCAGCTTTCCGCCTGTGCCCTCGACATGCTCCCACTCGCTGTTGTCCTTGCGTCGGAACACAACTGCGGAGTTGTCGTCACGTAACGTGGCAAACTTAGCTATGTGCTTCGCGTAGTACCCACTCGAACTGCGTGACTTGTAGTCGTCATACACAGCTTTCGGCGTAGTGCGTACCTTTGCAAGGTAGTGTGTAGTCGTTGGACGACCGGAGCTTCGTAACCCACCAAAGGAAGACACGCGCATGTAATGCTTGCCGTTACCAATGCAGAACGACATCGAATGGGGCGAGTGTCGATCTAGAAAAGCATAACGTCCGTTGTGACTGCCCGGCCCCCAGCCATTGCGTATGGTTACTTGGTCTGTACCATCAGGCAGCTTGCGCCACACAATAGGTGCATACTTCTCCATACTAGTGGAGGTAGGCGTACCATAGTGGCCCCAGTACTGGAAGTGTTCATCGCCGAAGTGATGCCCATCCGACAGCGCGTAGCAGTTGGCGCTGATCTTGGCGATGCGTTCGTACTTGCGCCTGCGATCACCGATAGGGCGAATGTCCTTGCCGACGTTGTCTTTACCGCCCAGTGGTTTGATACGATTGTAGTGATCCACTACCTCCTTGAAGGTGCTGTGACGTGAAATTGTTAGTGTCATTTGATAGTCTCCTATTGCTAACTTAATTGGTATGTTTTAGGTTATTCGAGTGGGTGGTTTCATCTAATAAAAATACGCTTAGCCACGGGAATGGCGGTTGTTTTGATTGGTTGCGTTGCTACCAGACTGCGCCAAACGACATGCATATCAACGGCCACCCACACGATCACTCCTCTTCCTCAACTGCTACCGTGCCACTGCCCTCGCAGTTATCACACTGGGTGATGTAGTCCTCGTAGTACCCGTAGGCATTGTTGAACCCTTGCGGCACGAACCTGTCGTACGTACACGTACCCTCACCCATACACTCAGGACAATCGACCTTAGTTTCTGTCGCTTCCTGCAGACCCACAACGTAGTTACCTATCTTGCTCATACTTCTTCTCCTTGGTGGTAAGAATTTTTACGGTTTCTTGTCTTGAAAAACCCCTCATGTTCTGGGTTCTTATCCATAAACAAGCGAGCGTAATGACTAATCCAACCGTCATCAATCTTATACTCGTCTTCTTTGCCAGATATCATCGTTGCCCACCTCACTCGGTGGAAGACACACTTGGCAGAATAATATGGCCTCCGCGCCGAGACTGCCAAAGCAAAGTGCTCGAATTGTGCGTACACGCCGGGGTTTGCTGCGTGATACTTTTCGAAATTTTCTTTCGTCCACTTACCTATCTTGCTCATAGTGTTACCTCCACTGATCGGGACAGCTGCATGCCATCCCATAGTTTCTCTATTAAATCACCATCATCGCCGCCATGATCCTCACGGACTTCTATGTCGTCAAGTTCTTCACCCGTACGGATAAACCTATGTGCTATAGGCATATCTCTCTCCTCGTGAAACTGATCCGCTAGGGTGAGCATGTATTCTATCCCCTGCACATCTTCGTAGTTGTCGTACCACTTCACATCGTGGGCTGAGTATAATAGGATGTTATCCTCCTTAACTTCCCAGTCTTTTACTAGGTCGGCCTTCTGCACACGTGGGTCGAGAGTATACACGGCAAGTACTTCCTCCATGTCGCTCTTACTCGCGAACGCCACTGCGATATAAACGTCGCTTCGATAGCCCATTATGTC